AAGACTTTACGAGGGCCAGAGGTTTTTTGTTCCTCTGGCCCTCTTTCTTTGCTATATACCTAAGGATACTATGTATAAATACAGAAGCAAATGTAGATGGAATATGCTCCTTCATATAGATGGAGAAGTAATTGAGATAAGACCTTCGGAATTATTTGAATCTAAAAACTTTGTAAACTCAAGATATTTAGAACTAATTAGTAACCCTGTTGAAAGAAAGAAAAAGGGAAAATCTTCGAAAACCCCTAACACAAATATTTTTATAGAGAAATCAAATGTCTCAGAGACTAGCAGCGGCACCTAGAGTTGATCCTTTAATTTTAGGATATGGAGACACCTTTGGAACTTATGGTGGTGATCGTTTAGGGTCTACAGATATTTATTCCACGGCTATTGATACCTCTAAACTAAATAGAGGTCTTCTAACGGATGGAGTAGAGCTTGATCACTTTCAACAAACTATTAGAGATTTTGTTCTAGCTAGACTAGGACACCCAGTAGTTCGTGTAGAGCTTACCGATTTTCAAATCAAAACTGCTATTGATGAAGCTATAACTAATCTTGATTATCATGCTCCTTTCTGGACTATTCAATGTGCTACTTTCCAATGTTCAGCAGGGGTAGGAGCTTATGTTCTTCCTCTGCATATAGCTTATAACCTAGAGTATGTGTCATATAAGAAAACTCTCTTAAGTATCCAGAATATGGCTGGAACCCTGGAGTTCGATTTCTTTATCAAGTATTTCCAAGATAACTTCGTATTTAGCAATTTTCAAGTCTCTGATTTTTACTTGATGCAACAGCATCTAGAGATGATCAGAAAGATTCTTAGCCAGGAAGGTTCTTGGGACTTGGTAAACGGGAATGTTTTACAATTATACCCAACCCCAGTTCTAAATACACAAACAGTTATCTTGGTGTATAGAGCTTTAGATTCCTACACAATGCATCCATATTATAAGAACTGGATTCAACGCTATGCTCTTGCCATCTCTAAGGGAATCCTAGGTGAAGTAAGAGGGAAATATAAATCACTCCCATCTCCAGGAGGTGGGGCAAACTTAAATGGCGCAGACCTAGTACAACAAAGTGTCATTGAAAAGGATAAGCTCAAAGAAGAACTTCTCTCAGAAATTGAAGAACCAGGGGCGTTCACCCTATTTTAATCATGCCTAAAGGAACAAGAGTACATCGGTGCGTCGATAAAGTAAAGAAGTCTGGGAGTAAGGTAAATCCCTATGCGGTTTGCCAAGCTTCTACAAAGCAATCTTTTGCTACGGGTAAGAAGCTGGAGGAGTTGTTCAGGAAAAAGCCCGGTAAAGATCTGGATAAGCCCATAAAACAAAGACCTGATGAGAAAAGTTCTCTCAAAAATCTATGGGGACAGGGTGCTGAGAGCAAAGCGCAGCATCGCAGACATGAATTTCAATATCATGCGAGTACAAACAAGCCAACGGCTAAGGATACTACTCTTCAAACAGGTAGGATTCCTGTACCCAGATCCAAGCATCAGCTTCGTCTTGTTACTGGAACTGAGTACAAGAGATTGGGAATAGCTTTAGCTGAAACTATGGGGCTCGTTGATGAAGGGAAGATTATCCGAGGTATTAAAAAGGCTGGTTCCTGGCTTAATAAAAAATTAGGTATATTCGCTAGTGACGAAGAGAGTGAAAAACTTGCACACACAGATAGAGTGCTGAAAAGAAGATACTCTACTCATGAGTTTAAAGGAAAACCTAACCAGACTGAAACCCAAGCCCAATATAATGCTAAAAAAGAGAAAAACCGCATGAATAATTCAATTTCCTATAATAATAGTTATGTTACAAAATTAATGGAGGAAGCTTCTATTGATGAAGGAGTAAGGGCATCAGCAAGAGCTATCAAGAGTTTGTGGAATAAAAGAAAAGAAGACAAGGAGGCTGCTAGAAAAGCAGAAGAGGAAGCTGATAACGCTGCGTCAGTTGCAAAGGGAAGAGAGATGGGACAACAAACCGCAGACGAAATTAAAGTAGCTACGAAAAAGAAGGTAGATAAAGATCGCGCTGACAACAGAATTCTATCACAGGACGAAGAAGTTATCGCTTATACTCAATTAGCTTATCATATTGATGAGTTATTAGGTACAATAGGTACAGGACTAGTGGTGGGGGCTGCGTCAGTAGTTGGAGGAGCGGCTGCTAAAAGAGCTATGAAGAAAAGGAAATCTAAAGAACTTGCAGCTCAAGCTAAGAATGCAGAAGTTCAGGAAGAAGGGGCTCATAAAAAACTAGTTTTAGCTCTTACGGCTCTTTCTCCTGTTGCTATGGCCCAGAAAACTAAAGCAGGAAGAGCAGGTTTGTCTGTAGTTAAGAAGGGTGCGAGAGCCTTTGGAGGTCCTGTTGGAAAGTTAGCTGCTTCGGCAACCGACGCTACTGAACGCTTAAGAAGAGACTAAAGAAATAAAAATAAGGATAAGTAGTGGCAAAAAAGAATTATAAAGTAACGACGAAAGTTCCGCAACTCACTGAGATTGACGATGAGGGTGAGAGTCTTTTAAATCTTTTTGATCCTAACAATGCTGATATCAATCTATTCAATTTAGTTGATGATGAATTGATTCGTCTTGCTGGTTCTAAGTTTAATTTTTATAAGTGCTATCAAACTGATGATTTTGATCCAGTTTATATGGAATCTAGGAACAAGCCTATTGCTAAGAATTCTATTGTAGTTCATGGACACTATGATCCTATCTCTATGAGTGAGGAACTTACTCAATTTGGTATTGAGTTAACTAACGATCAGCTTTTTACTTTCAATAAGAGCTACATAGAGAGAAGGCTAGGAAGGTCAGTAATTCCTGGGGATATTGTTAGACCTTTTTTTCAAGATCAAAGCTATGAAATTTTCGAAGTGGTGGAGGACAGCTTTGAAGTATATGGAGTGTACCATTTGGTATGCTCTGCTAAACTCCTCCGTGATGCTCCTGATGTTCAGGATACTCCGCTTACCGAGGTCAGTGATGAGCTTGGAGGGTACGCAGGTATAAGCGATGAGTTCTAAACTAGCAGATTGGAAATTTAATGGGACATCCCAATCTTTGTTAGGGATAGGTGGAATTGCTATCAGTGACAACGCTACAGCAGTGGGGGCTATAGAAAATTTATGGATTTCTACCACTGATGGGTCTGGAATCTCTCGTTTAGAAGATTTAAAAGCTATCGGACAAGATTCTTTAGTTGCTTTAATTCCTCTTACTGGTACGGATAAAGATAAAACTTGGACTTTAAGAGTTTCAGGAGAACCCTCCTTTTCTGGATCCCCTGTTCCTCATTATATATTCCCTGTGGGGTCAGTATCTATGACCGATGATGAGGTCCATTTTGCAGGAGGATTAGCAGGAAGTCCTGTTGCCTTTTACGCACCTTCTTATGGAGCGTCTAATAACACAGTAACTATGTCAGATACTTTAACTACTACTTGGGATGCTTCTTCTTACGAAAGTAGAAGTAGTAGGTGGGATACTAGGGAGGGAGATGTTCGTAAATTATTATATGAAATGACTAGGGCTAAACAAAATATCTCCTTTATTTATAAGGAAAGCTTACGCTCTATGATTACATCTTTTAATGATGTAGGATACATAGACTCTGAAGAAAAATTTAATAGTATAAAGTGTGTTCATGCAAATGCTGAACGAGCTATTGCCAAACTAAATCAAGAGAATAATATTATTCTTCCCATTCTATCTATAGCTCAGACGGTTTCTGCTAATGACAATGAGAGACAGAAGAATGAAAGCCTCTTGGTTCATGAAAAGTATTGGGATGCCGAGAAACATAGGGCTGTTAGGGTTCTTAGTTTCGCTCCTAGGGCAGTTAATATTAGATACCAATTAAATATTTGGACTAAGTATATGGCAGATATGGATCAAATTTTAGAGCAGGTACGATTGAAGTTTAATCCTGAGATGCAAGTACCTACCGAGTTCTCTACTTTAGCAAAGGCTTACTTAGACTCTGAAGAGGCTGTGGGACAAGTTACTGCTACAGACAAAGAAGATCGCATCCTAAAAAAACAAATGAATATAGTTTTGAGAACTTATATTCCTAACCCCAAATTTTTATTCACTTCGACTGGGAAGATTGAAGAATTTAAAACTCAAACTGCCCTCTAATGCCTGATATTTGTGTAGCAACTACCCCAGCAACTTGTGGGCACTCTCAAACGGGCAGCAGTAAGGTAACTGCGGACGGTAAGGG